GTGAATGGATAAGGTAATTTTAAATGAAATATTACAGCAATTCAAAGATAGGATGCACTTAGGGGATGAGGAAGATGATAATCTAAAGCGCATCCTTTCTACGTCTAACAAGGCATTACTTAGGGTTTGTGGGAATTATGATTTAAATAAAGACGAGGAGTTCAAAGAATTAGTCTTTGAACGTTCTCGTTATGTTTATAACGATGCATTAGAGTATTTTGAAAATAATTTTTTAAGTCAGATTAATAGTTTAGGTATCGATAAAGCATTAGAAGAAATTAAATTGGACGGTGATTAATATGCGTCCTTTTCAGTATAAAAAACCACTAAATACAGGTGATTGTAGAAATCGAATTATCATTGAGCAACCTGAAGTAATAAAAGATGATTTGAATCAAGAAGTTGAAACAGGTAATTGGCAAGAAGTAAAAAAAGCATGGGCAATGATAAAAACGGTAAAAGGTTCGGAGTATATTGAAGCTTCGGCATCACAATCTACACGAATTTATCGGTTTGTGATGCCTTATACAGCAGGTATTACAGAATTAATGCGAATCAATATGAAAGGTCGTATCTTTGATATTATCGAACCGCCAATGAATGATGATGAAATGTATCAAACATTGACTATTATCGCAAAGGAGCATACTTAATATGAATGATTTTGCGAGCGAACTTGCTAGAGAATTACAAAGATATGCAAATGTTGTGGAAGAAGAATTACTGACAGCGCAAGAAGAAGTTGCTGATGTTGCTGTAGAAAAATTAAAGCAAGGTAGTCCTAAAAAAACAGGGGCATATCGTAAAGGATGGCGTAAGAAAAAAGAAGGTAATGGTGTTGTCGTCCACAATTCACAAGGACAATTAACGCATCTTTTAGAAAATGGACATGTGAAAGTCGGTGGTGGACGTGTTCCGGCTCAAGTGCATATTCGTCCAGTTGAAGAGTATGTAATTAATGAATTGCCAAGACGTATCGAGAGGGCGATTCAAGAATGACATTAGGTGAACTAACAAAAACCCTTGAAGCTACAGGTTATCCTGTGGCTTATTCGCATTTTACAGCAATACCTGGTAAGCCAGTACCAGCGCCACCTTATATTTGTTTCCTTGTGGATGGATCAGCAAATTTTATAGCTGATAACAAGGTTTATCACAAAATAAATGATTTAAATATTGAGCTTTATACAACTAGAAAAAATTTGGTTGCAGAAGCCAAGCTTGAAAAGGTCCTAGACGATCATGAAATACCTTATGACTCGTATGGGATTTTTATTGAATCTGAGAAATTATTTCAAAAAACATATGAAACGAGGTTGTTGTAAATGAATGAAAACAAAGTAACATTCGGTTTGAAAAATGTACATTACGTGCCATTTGATAGTAAAGATTTCTTAGTTACATTTGGGACACCAATTCCATTACCTGGTGGAGTGGAACTAACTTTTGAGCCACGCGGTGATTTAATTGAATTCTATGCAGATGACATGCTTTATTACGCGGCAAGTAATAACCAAGGTTACGATGGAACATTAAGTATTGCTACTATCCCAGAAAAATTTGCTATCGATGCACTGGGTGAGGAATTAGATGAAATGGATGGCGTATTAAATGAATTAGCTGATGCAAAAGGAAAACCGTTCGCTTTATTATTTGAGTTTGATGGTGACGTGAACGCAACTCGACATGTTATGTATAACTGTTCAGCAAGTCGTCCAACACTTGCATCCAAAACAAAAACAAGTTCGGCTGAACCAAATACAAATGAACTGAAGTTTGTTTCTAGCCCAATTGTTTTAGTACCCGGTGGAAGACCAATGGTAAAAACGAAAACGACTGCTAAAACAACACAAGCAATTTATAACGACTGGTACAAAAAAGTATATGTAAAAACACCAGTAGCACCAAAAGGAGCGTAATTATAAATGGAAAAGACAATTACTATAGATGGAAAACAAGTTCGATTAAAAAGTACAGCAGCAACCGTTAAACGATATAAAGCACAATTTAGACGTGATTTATTTGCAGACATGCTCAAATTAGGAGTTATTGCTCCTTCAAATCCTCAAGCTGGCGCTACTATTGATTTAGCAAATGCGGATTTAAGTAAAGTAGATTTTGAGGTTGTATATGATTTAGTTTGGTTATATGCAAAAACAGCAAATCCAGAAATAGCTGAACCGATTACTTGGTTAGATGGTTTGGATGAATTCCCTATCTCTGAAATCCTTCCAGAAATTATGGATATGATTCAAAGTACGATGGGTGCAAAAAAAAAATAAAGAAAAGTAATGGAGAGCAAGGCGATTTCAGTGAAGAAGAATTAACCACTGATACGTTCCTTGCTCTTTGTTATAAAGCGAAATTAACACATTGGGATTTGGAAATTATGACGATCGGTGATTGTTTTGATTACATTTCTGAATTCGCTGAAATGGAGAATCCAGATAAAGAAAAAATTAGAAAAGCAAATCAAAAAGACTTCGATTCATTCTAAGAAAGGAGTGAGAAAATGGCAGGAAGAATTAAAGGTATTACGATTGAAATTAATGGTAACACTCAACCGTTACAAAACGCTCTAAAAGATGTTAATAAACAAAGCGATTCTTTAGCTAAAGAATTAAAAGATGTGGAGCGTTTGTTAAAGTTTGATCCTGGTAATGTGGAAGCATTAGCGCAAAAACAACAGTTACTTATACAACAGATTGAGAATACAACACAAAAGTTAGATAAATTGAAGGCAGCGGAACAGCAAGTTCAAGAGCAATTTCAAAACGGGAAAATTTCAGAAGAACAGTATCGTTCGTTTAGGCGTGAAATTGAATTTACACAAGGATCACTTGATGGGTTAAAAAATAAGCTTGGAAACATGAAAGCTGAGCAAGAAAGTGTAGCAAGCTCCACTAGGCAATTAGAAACCTTATTTAGTGCTACAGGAAAAAGTGTTGATGACTTTGCAGGAGCATTAGGTAATCGTCTTGTAAATGCAATTAAAAGTGGATCGGCTACAAGTCGCCAGTTAGAACAGGCAATTGGTCTTATTGGACGTGAAGCTTTAGGAGCAGAAACAGATATAGAAAAATTACAACGTGCGCTTCGCTCTGTGGATGCTGGAAACTCCATACAACAAGTACGAAATGAATTGCGAGAATTACAACAAGAAGCTACTCAAACCGAAAAAAAGTTTGAAGGATTACAAGTAGGCTTAGAAAATGTTATAGGTGGTATAGCAACTGGGATTGGGCTTGCGAGTGCAGTTGAGCAGGCAATGGACATGTCAAAATTAAAAACAAAGATTGATATCACTTTTGATGTCCCAGAGTCTTCGAAAAAATCAGTAGAAGAAGCTGTAAGGGGCGTAACTACTTATGGTGTGGATGCAGAAGAAGCCTTAGAGGGTGTTCGAAAACAGTGGGCATTGAATAAGGATGCTTCTGACGAAACGAATGCGGCTGTAGTTAAAGGAGCGGCAACTATAGCTTCAAGTTATGCGGGAATTGATTTTAATGAGCTTATACAGGAAGCGAATGAGATTGGCGCAACATTAGGGATTACTGATGAAGAGGCTTTAGGATTAGTTAACACGTTATTAAAAACAGGTTTTCCACCAGAACAATTAGACATTATTGCTGAATATGGTGACCAAATGGTTCAAGCTGGATTTACAGCTAAAGAAGTTCAAGGAATTATGTCAGCAGGTGTAGACACGAAAAGTTGGAATATAGACAACCTATTGGATGAAAAATTGTCCCTATGAGTGGAGACATTCATAGCAAACTCCTCTAATTCGGTGAAACTCTCACATAAGAGACAATACCGAGCCAAGCCTATAAATAGGAAGTGTGTAACGACTAGTCGAAAGACGTAGGGTGTAAGCCAATGACATCCGAAATGGGGAGTATCTTAATATAAAGATGATGATATAGTCTGGTCTGTATAGTGATATACAGAAGTTCATAAGAGAACTGACAGGATGTTGCGAATCCTGTTGAACATATCGGGTGTTAAAGAAGGGCGTATCAAAATGGCTGAGTTTGGTGCTGGTGTAGATAAGTCCATGCAAGCGGTTTTAGATAAAACAAAGATTTCAGCCGATCAGTTTGAAAAATGGGGACAAGCAATTGCTGGCGGTGGTGAAAATGGACAAAAAGCGATGCTTGAAGCAACCAAGGCTCTAGCTGGTGTTGAAAATGCGACAGACAGAAATGCGCTTGGCACGAAGATGTTCGGAACCCTTTGGGAAGACCAAGGAAAGAAAATTATTAATACGATTCTAAAGGCTGAAGGTAAACAAGTGGATTTAAAAAAAGGAGTAGAAGATTTACATGGAGCAACTTCTAAAATAGATGCAAGTCCAGCTGTTAAATTTCAAAAAGCTATGGAAGATTTAAAGCTGGCTCTTGAACCAGTTTTATTAGTGGTAGCAGATCTTGTTTCTAAATTTGCAGAATGGGTTTCTGATAATCCGGAATTAGCAGCAACATTAGCAGCAATTGCAGTAGCTATCGGGGTTATTTCTGGTGCGATTATGGCGCTTGCTCCTATAGTCGTGGCGGTCATGAGCTTGTTTGGTATCGGAACAGGAATAGCCGCCACGCTTGTTGCTGCAATTCCTATTATTATAGGGGTTATAGCAGCCCTAGGCATTGCGATTTATAAAAATTGGGACGATATCAAAAAATGGACCATCGAGGTATGGAATTCAATTACAGAATTTCTAACAGGAATTTGGGACGGCATATCCCAATGGGCAACAGAAACATGGGAAAGTATTAGTGAATCTACAGTTTCTGTATGGAATTCAATTAAAGAGTTTTTAGTAGAACTATGGAATGGAATAACGGAGTCCTTATCTGAAACATGGAATTCGATTGTTGAAACGACTACGGAAACATGGAATTCAATTGTTGAGTATTTGACTGGTATTTGGGATGGGGTAGTTGAAATATTATCAGAAGTTTGGAATAGTATCAGCCAAATCACTTCCGAAGTGTGGACAGCGATTAGTGAGTTTTTCATGAGCACCTGGAATGGATTAGTTGCTTTTATCACACCGATTTTACAAGGGATAGCTGATTTCTTTTCTATGATTTGGAATGGTATTTCCACAGTCATTCAAACGGTATGGAATTTCATTACGCAATATTTACAGGCGATTTGGACAGCTATTTTATACTTTGCTACTCCAATATTTGAATCGATAAAGAGTTTTATTGTTTCTGTTTGGGATGCTATTAGTTTAGCTGCAACAACAGTGTGGAATGCTATAGTTGTTTTTCTTCAAGCTTGTTGGAATGGCATTGTTTCGATTGCGACAGCTGTCTTTGAAACACTTAAAAATTGGATTGTGAATGTATGGAATGTTATTAGTTCCACCACAATGACGGTGTGGAATACAGTGAAGAATTTCTTGCAAGCATGCTGGAATGGATTAGTCGCTATTGTAACACCAATTTTTGATGCAATAAAAAACTGGATTGTGAATGCCTGGAATACGATTAGTTCCACTACTAGTGCTGTATGGAATACGATTAAAGGTTTCCTTTCTAGTTTATGGAATTCAATTGTTTCCACAGCAAGTTCTGTATTTAATAACATCAAAGAAGCAATTTCAATTGTATGGAATATGATTAGTAGTACAAGTAGTAGTATTTGGAATGGTATTAAATCAACACTCTCAAACATTTGGGAAGGTATAAAGTCAACCGCATCTTCTGTCTGGAATGGACTGAAAGATGCAATTATGACTCCGGTTCGTTGGGTAACAAGTGCTGTTAGTGGAGCTTTTGAGGGCATGAAATCCGCAGTATTAGGGGTTTGGGATGGTATTAAAAGTGGTATTCGTACAGCTATCAATGGAATTATTCGTATCATAAATAAGTTCATAGACGGTTTTAACACACCAGCAGAATTATTAAACAATATACCAGGTGTTAGTGCACCAACTATTCCTCATGTACCGATGCTTGCTAAAGGCGGAAAGCCTGTAGGTAATGGTTCATTTATCACGGGAGAAGCCGGACCAGAGTTATTTACGAAGAAGGGTAATTCAATCACAGTTACACCTTTATCATCGAAAGAAAAATCACTTGGTATTACTGGGACTATGAATCAATTAATGGGTGATATGAGTCGTATGATGGCTAGTTCTATAAGCCAATTATCGGGTTTAAAGTCTATTATGAGTGGTGTGTATGGAAGTATGTCAAATAGCAAACAGGCTATGACAAGCGGTGTATCAAATCAAGTATTTAATAACTCATTTGGATCATCTGACGGGGGAGCAATTCCGATGCTTGGTGGTGATTTGGTTGTTGAAGTTCCTGTTGTTATAGAGGGGCGAGATGTGGCGCGTGGTACATATCGATATACAACCGAGTATCAAGAAAGAGAAAAACAAAGAGACTCAGCCTTTTAGGTTTGAGTTTCTTTATTTTATAAAGAAATGAGGTGTCAACATGAGTTCTTTTACATTTAACAAAATACGTAAAGACTTTATTCAAATTGCGAAAGGATGGAAAAGACCTACTTGGGCACCATTGAAACGAAATTTTCTAAACGTTCCAGGATACCCAGGCGCAAGATTGTTACACACACAAACAGAAATGCGCGTTTTATCTATTCCGGTAGGAATTATAGTGCCTGATGGATCTAACTTAGAAAAGCTGAAAGAGGAAATTGCAAGTTGGTTAATAACAGATCAACCAACTGAACTTATTTTTGATGTAGAACCAAACAGAACATATTTAGCAATTGTGGATGATAGCTTTGATCCAGATGAATTTGTAACACTTGGAATAGGAACACTTACATTTATTTGTCCAATGCCATATAAATTAGGACCAATTCGAAATGCAAAAGCAAAACTAGAACAAAATAATATGATTAAAATGGATGCTTTGAATGAGGGAAGTGTATTTTCAGAACCGAAATTCAAGATACAGGTAGAAAATCCGTCCACATTCATCGATATTATAAATAAAAATGGAAATCAACATTTTCGTATAGGATATCCCGTTAAGATAGATGAAACGCCAATAAGTCGATATGAATTGGTTATGCATGATAAAGCGAATTCTCTTGTGGGTTGGACGGAAGTGGGAAAAGATTTTGTTTCAGATTACGGAATTGTAGCGGGGAAAATGATAGCGGATGGTGCACGTATCATGCCATCTGATTACGGTCAAGGGCAATTTTGGCATGGACCAGCAGTGAAAAGAAGCATTACAGGTGGACCGCTACAAGATTTCACACTTGATGCAATCGTTGAATGTCGAAACTTAAACCCTGCAACTATGGGACGTGTAGAACTTTATTTATTAGATGAAAACAGCGTTGTAGTTGGAAAAGTAGGTATGTTTGATGCATATAGAAATTCTAGTGAGAATTTTGGTGAAGTTATGGCGGGAAACGGTGACTACAATCATCTGATTCTAGCGGAAACTGGTTATTATCGTTCAACTTGGAATAATTTTTATGGACGTCTACACATTGCACGAGTAGGGAACTATTGGCAAGGTGATATTGCCTTGCTTGATGAAAAAGGAAATTACCATACAGAAAAATTCGCCCAATGGTGGGATACGGGCAATAGCTTTATGAAAAAGGTCGCTCAAATTGTTGTCCATATATGCTCGTTTAATGATGCACCATCATTAGTTGCAGCTGTGCATGATATTAAAGTGCAAAAAGTGAATAGCAATACTGAACGTCAAATACCTTATATTGTTCAAAAAGGAGATCTTGTAGAAATCGATTCATCGGATGCAAGTATTCGTATTAACGGAGCAGATGCGATACATATAAAGGATTTTATGAGTGACTATATACGTATTGAAAAAGGAAAGAATGAAATCGAAATATCCCCAAACAATATTGGACAGGTAGATGTCATATATAAGGAGCGATATCGATGAGTAAAGCAACGAATCTATTACACATTGTGGACTTTAAAACAGAGCAAATTATTGGAGTTATAAAAGAAGGAGATTACTGGGATGATAAGCGCCAGTGGGAGCTTAAGAATCATGTAGACAAGTTTGAATTTACTGTGTCTGATGGTACAAAAGAATCTGCCAAACTCATGCAACAAAATCTTATTGTTAAACAAACGAGAGATGGTACTTTTGTTTCGTACGTTATTACGGAAGCGGAGCAAAATTCAACAGGTCGTTCAAAACAGATTTATGCACTTGGTGAACATACAAAGCTAAAGAAAGCGACTGTAATTAAACCACAAACGTTACAAGGTACGACAGTTAACGAAGCTACAGACTTTGCTTTACAAGGTACAGAGTGGAAACGTGGGATTACTGAGTTTGTGGGTATACGTACCATTCCTATTAAGGATTTTACAAATCCACTTGATCTCTTAAAACAAATCGCCTCTACGTTTGAACTTGAGATTCGTTTTCGAACAGAAATAATGGGTTCTTTTATTGTCGGTCGGTATGTAGATGTAATAAAAAAAGTGGGACGTGACAACGGAAAAGAATTCTTGTTAGGAAAAGATGTACAAGGCATCCGTCGTATAGAAAATAGCCAAAATGTAGTAACCGCTCTTGTAGGTGTGGGTCCATCTAAAGAAAATCCTGATACCGGAAAAGAAGAATTTTTGACATTTGAGGATATCAATGATGGTAAGTTGTACGTAAGTAACAACGATGCCCTACAACGTTGGTCGAAAGATGGTAAGCATGTATTTGATATATATTCACCGCAAACAGAAGATCAAGATATGACGAAAGAGCGACTCAAACAGTTAACCGAAGCAGAATTAAAGAAGCGAATGGATAGTTCTACTTCATATGAAGTAAGTGCAGTAGCGCTTGAAAAAGTGTTCGGTTTATCTCATGAATCGGTTCGTAAAGG